GCTCTTTCATCGAATCTTTTTCCTTGTGATAAATATTCTTTCAGTCTTTCTCCTGTTATTCTTGATGTGTCAACTCCGCTTCTTGTTCTTGCCCCTTCCCTAAGAATATATCTTTGCGCATGAGTTAAAGTGCGTTCGGATCTAAGTTGTTTATCTTTAGAAAATTTAATGTCAACGCTCTCTGCGTAGGGTCTCGGTATTCGAACAAAGGGATTTCCGACAGCCAATCTGATTGCGCCAATAGGTTGCGCTCCAGCGGCATGTTCGTCACCCCTATCAACAAGTTCCCCGTAAGGACTCGTTCTTGAATGCATTTGGGAACCTGTTTCTTCAGGTGCAACTGTCGTAGCGGCCTAGCATGATAAATGATACCTTTAAACGTATTCAGGTTAGAGCTATGGCTCTGGTTCAGAATACGGGAACATCAACCTCAAATGCCAATGACCTCCTTCCAAAGGTCAAGGATTGGTGTCGCACCCGTTATGACCGTATACTAAGGAGCTTTCCTTGGAATGAGCTTAACCGTAATTATAATCTCAGTGTTACTGCTAGCATTCGTGATTATTCTCTCCGCTATGACGTTGAATCCATCATCAAGATGTGGGACACGACTCATGGGAATGAGATAACGGCATATGACATTCGTGACCATATCAGGTTCAATGCCATAAACCTTGAAGTCTCAGGCAATGTCCAAACAGGCAACCCTGACCAGTATATTGATATTGGTTCTAAGTCATGTTCGGCTTTAATGTCAACTGCAGACCAAATACAGGTATTATCCACATCTGCCTCTGATGTAAGTCCTATGGTTATTAGAGTTACAGGAGAGGTTAGTGGTATGCCAGTTTCAGAGGCTATTACTCTTACAGGAGTTACAGCCGTTGCATCTTCAAATACTTTTGATTCTGGTTCAGAGTTATTTATTACTGCCGGAACATCAGATGGCTCATTGCAAGATTTGGCTGGGGTTGTTACTGTTAGGGAGCAGGATACAACCTCTAATACATTGGCAAAACTTTCCCCAAATGAAAGAGCACCCTTCTATAAGTGGATAAGGCTTTCTGTTACTCCGGCAGAAGCTTTGACTGCTCAAGTTTGGTATAAGAAACGCTGGTTTCCTTTAACCAATGATAATGATGCTCCAATCATTCCATGTGGTAATGAGATTATAGAAGGAATTGTTGCCGATGCTCTTTGGGAGGATGGGCAGGAGAGTGCCGCAATCGCTCAAGAGAACAAGTTTATTAAGAGCGTTACTGAACTATGGTACTCTAGCCGTCCTCGTAATCTTATAACTCAGATAATCCCTGATGGTGGAGACTCACAAGCATCAAGTGGTCGTAATCTTTACAATCTTGGAGATTCTTACTAATGCCAGTTCTAACGGCTAATAGGATTAAAGAGAGAACAACAGACCTTTCCGGTGGTCAAAATAGTGGTTCTGAACCATCAACACTTTTGGCTAACCAAGCAGAACTTATTACAAATTCCACAATCTCAGAGAAAGGAAAAGCTAAACAACGTAAAGGACTAGCTCGTGTTGGAGATAATCCTGACACTCTAATTTCACATTGGACATTTGATAATTCTACTGTAGTTGATGACAAAGAAGATAATGATGGCACAGCTAGTGCTATTACATACGTTGCTGGAAAGTTTGGTAAAGCAGCATCTTTTAATGGTACTACCTCGATTATAACAGTTGCCGCAGATACTACAATTGATGTCAATAGTATGGGGGCTTTTCGTATATCAGTATGGGTATATGTTGATTCTGATGGTGAGAATGATGAAGGTCGTATTGTAGATAAGATGGCAGGAACAGATGTAGGATACCGCCTATTCGTTAAGAGTCAATCTGGAAGTACTGTTATTATCGACTTTGAGGTAGGAGACACAGGAGCTAATACTCGGATTGTAACTTCAACCACCATGTCCACTGGCGCATGGCATAAGATTGATGCAATATACAATACTGACCGCTCTGGCGATGTTTATATTGATGGTGCTATTGCCTCCTATACTACTGATACTACAGGTGCTACGGCTACTGGAGATGATTCTGCAAATGCCCTTATTATTGGAAATCGTTTAGCTGAGGATAGATGCTTTGATGGGGAAATAGATGACCTTCGTATCTATGATGGGACATTTACTGCAGATGACCTTGAGCTTAAAACAATCCTTGGAATGACAGTATATGTAGTAGGCTCAACTTATAATAAGCCAATCAGGGCAAAAGATACTTCTATTCAAGAACTTAATTCTAATTTTAAGACTTGGGATAATATCACAGGGTTGACTACTTTAACCGCAGGTCTGACTACAAATTTTGTTCAAGCAAATGACAGAATGTTTATCTTAAATGGTACAGACAATGTGTTTAGTATTGATTCTTCATTGACAGTTACAGATGAGGGTAATACTAATACAGACCCGCCTAGGTCTACAATAGGGGAGTGGGCTACTAATAATAGGCTATTCTTATCTGGTTCTTTAACAGTGGCGGATAGAGACATTGTTTGGTTCTCAGACTCTATAGACCCTCAAACTTTTGCTCGTTCTACTAATCGTTTCTTAGTTCGTTCAGGTCAAGGCGGGAAAATCACATGGCTCAAGATGTTTAAAGAGTTTGAGCTTATCATCTATAAGAATGACTCTATTTTTGTTCTTAACATGGATGGAACAACCCCTCTAACAGATTGGGGCTTAAAGCCGCTTTCTATTTCAGTAGGTTGTCCAGCAGGTCGTACTGTAGCTGACATAGGCAATGACCACATATTTCTAGCTAATGATGGAGTGCGCCTTTTATCTCGTACCACATTCGATAAGCTTAAGGTTGGAGTAATCTCTGACCCTATCCAAGACATCATTGATGATATAAACCAAGATGCAATCCAGAACTCAGTAGGATGGTTTGAAGATGGATTATACATATTAGGTGTTCCTGTAGGTACATCATCAACTCCTAATCGTTTTATGATATGGGACAGTGTAGCCGCAGGAAGAAATCAAGACCCTAATACTGGATGGACTACGATTCCTGTTGATACATGGAACTTATCTTGTATGACATCATTTGGATTCGGAGATAATATTAAGACTATTATAGGTGGAGAGGCAAGGGC